TTTCGAACAATCATCTGATTGTCATTTGGCTCAGGCCATTCTATAACTTGACAGACGATTTCACTACCGCATGTTAACTTCAACTGAACAACTTCATGTTCCATTCATTACCACCTGATTAATCTTATAATTGAACTGTTCAGACTTATATATCTTTATTCTTTCGGCGCTGTGCCTCAAAGTAAAGTTCGGTTTACCTTCATATCTTAAATCATCTGCTATATCATACAGTCTCGTAGTCGAGCCATCGTCTGATATTCTCAGTCCTCGCCCGATTGATTGGAGCACTCGAATCTGACTTTTCGACGGACTTGCGAAAATGATGTTGTGAATGTTACGTATATTGATTCCAGTCGAGAAAGTGCCCAAAGAAGCAAGGATAACACTATTAGATTGTTTCTCGACGATTCCTCGGACTGCTTCTCGATCGCTTGTTTTGGTTTCTCCTGAGACATAAAACAGTCTCCTATCTTTTTCGAGTTTCTCTTCTATTAGATCTCTCAACACCTTACCGTGCTTATCGACAAGATTAAATAGAACCAATGTGTTACCGCTCAATGAACACGCTAGATTACGAATGAATTTATTTCTAGCTTCGTTCGTTACGAGGAAGTCAATCTCCTCATGATACTTAGCGTCTTTTAACTTCTTACATATTTCGCTTGTATACTGTAATTGAATCACATCTATATCAAGTTGAGCAAGCTGTTTTGCCTCTTGAAGTTTTGCTGTGGTGGTCACTCTCTTAGTCGGACCAAACAAGCCTTCAAGAACCAACTCGTTGACCTGTGTGCCGTCAAGAGTACCTGTCGTACCCCATCGATACTGAGCGTTCTTTGCTTTGTTCATGATAGACGACAAAGACTTTGCTTTGAAACCATGAACCTCATCACCAAAGATAGCACCGAATTGGTGAAACCAAACGGGATGAAGTTTGTAAATAGACTGCCACGTGGAGATGACGACTCGCTTGTCAGTCTCCTTATCCTTTCCTGAATAGATCTTATGACAATGTGAATTCGCATCGTACCCATAAGATGTAAAATCAGAGAAAAGTTGTTCTACCAAAGATGTTGTGGGAACGATGATCAGCGCTTTCTCTTCGCTGTTCTCAAGAAACCATCTTAGCATTAGATAGATGATGAACGACTTACCTGATCCAGTAGGTGATATCAGAACACACCGTTTGTTCTCTATACCATAAGTGATTGCGTCATATTGGTAATCCCGGGGTTTGAAAGGGAGACCCAACGTATCAAGCCATCGCATAGTTTCCATGTGATTGACTTTATTCTTGTCGTAAGGATAGCCATAGGGACCTTCTTCAACTTTAATGCCATAACCACGCTCCATCGCAAATCGTTTGATAGACCAATAGAGACCCGCATTGATTTCGCCTGTGTTGCGATCTAGCATACGAATCTTGCCATCCCATAGGCGCTTCTTCACGGCAGGCATGAATTTAGCTCCTGGGACTTCAAATGTAAAAAACTCAGCAAGTTCAGTGACGATGTGAGGTTCACATTCCGTCAACTGAAGCATCGCATAGTCTTTCATTTTGAATTTAATTACGTTCAATTAGAACCCTGCCTCGAACTGTTTCCATCGAATCATATTGCCAATCGTTTGATGTCTCCACTTCAACGACTCGACGATCTCCTTTAGAGTATCTATGGTTGTCTTAAGCAACTCAATCTTAGCTTCGCTTGCCACGAGTTCTGGATCTGCTTCGACATAGTGCGCCATGTCACCTTTCATTATCTTCAAGCCATCGAACGGATCGGGGTCCCATCCAAGAGACAGCATCTCTTCTTGAGACATCTTTCCGTTATACCATTTCCATTTGGCAAGCATAAGTTCTTTCTGTTTGAACTCTGCCTGCTTGAGCTTTAGTTTTGTTTGTGATAACATACTCAAATACTTCGCATGAAGTTCTGGTGTCTGTCGAGATGTTTCGTCAAGACTGATCGGATCAATACGGCAGTCTTTTTCCCATTCTTTCATAATCTGTTCAATCATATCAAAATCCATAGTGTTGTGATCTACATATTATATCATAAAAACTCAAAATAATCAAAGCGGAATGTTACTGGACAGAGTATGTATGTCTCGTCTGTGGTGGCGCTGAACTGAACGTCACCGAGAGAAACAGGAAAAGCATTGCGATACACAAACTCTCGATTCTTGTTGTTTGAACTGGTAAGAATATTGACTCGAATGTCGTTGTAATCACTGAGTGATGTATTGTTTTTTGAGTAGAGAACACCCGCATTGAGTTGATGCTTTGTTTCAAGCATGTTCTCCATCCAATTGTAAACTTCACCATAGACCTGCATATCTTCGTCAAGTATCACATCCATCGTGACAGTGCCAAACTCGACTTTGTCACCAATAAATGGTACGCTCGCTATGCGTTTATAGCCCACTTCTGTCGCATTGATCTCCATACTTGGATGTTGTATAGACTGCGCTAAGAAAGATAGGTGTGGATAGTTTTCTTTTGAAACCACAATTTTAAAGCCTGTCGGCTGAAGGTAGTTTGTGCTACAAAGATCAATCATGACATAACCCGTAAGTGTTTGTTTCGTTTATTTATACGCAAAAAAAGGGGAGCATTTCTGCTCCCCAATTCCTCATAATTTTTAGAATTATGCGAGGATGTTGTCCACACGGAAGATGCGGTAGTACTGGTTAGTACGAACAGCCGCAAGACCGTCAGCAGGAGTGGTGCCCACGAAGGGGTTAGAAACCATGCCGTAACGAGTCTTGAACCCGATGCGAGGCTGGAAGTCATTCTCACCAACCGCACGAACCATCTGGAGAGGTACGTATGGGCAGTAGAACAAACCTGCGTCGTAGGGGTTAGTGCCTTTGTAACCAACAGTTACGTAGTCAGCAACCGCATAAGGGTCGATGTATACACGAGTACGACCGTTCAATACACCTGCGAACGTGTTACCAGTGTCATCTACGTTCAATGAAGTGCTCAAAGCAGGAGCGTAGTCAAGCATACCAGCCGCAACAAGAGCAGTCGCAACGTCAGATGAACATACGATGATGTTACCTTTACCACGACGAGTTTCTTTAGCGATTACGTTTGCTTCACGCTCTAACTGAACGATAAGACCTTTGAACTTCTCAACTGACCAACGGCCATCAGCGTCAGTGCTAAGATCGAAGATGCCCTGAGTCTGAAGACCAGACTGAAGACAACCGATTTTCGCTTGGCTGTTGATAGTACGGATGATCTCACGGTTGATTTCAGCAAGAATCTCAGTTGACAAGATGTTTGCCAATTCAGTTTCTGCGTCCAAACCATGGATCGCTTTCAAGTCTTGAGCAAGTTCAAGCGTGTATTCTGCTTTCAACGCACGGCTTTTCGCAGTTACAGTCGCTTTCTCGATGGTGAAACCCATTTCATGGAAATCGTTTCCACCAGGAGTGCCCAACGCTTCAGCAGTAGCAGTTGACATGCCTTGACCAACCGTAGGAAGGTAAGAGTCGCCTGAGTCAAAGATAGAAGAGTCATTGTCAGTGTCAGTAACACCAGCAAGTCCTGAAGGACCGCTTGCGCTGTGACCAGTACCAGTAGTAGAGTCACCTGAGTATTGAGTCTGAGCTTCGTTGAACAATGCTTCAGTGTTAGCGTTACCTGCGCCTGCGTTTGCTGTCTTGTAGCGTGACTTCATAGCGAAGATCAAGCCAGTAGGACCAGTCATTGGCTGAACGCCTGCCAAGTCGTATGCCATCAAGTTAGGCATCGCACGACGTACAAGAGCGATCAATACAGGGTTCCAGTTATCAGCGGCACCGCCAGTAGCGATAGAACCACCGCCTGCGGCGTTAGCGGCCACTTCGTTGATTTGACGCTGTTCATTGAAAGCAATTTCTTGGTTTTCCAATACAGCGGCTGTTACTGCTTTACGGTGATGATCAGTGATTTTGCCTGCCGTTTCTTCTTCAAGAACGGGGCTCCACTTTTCGATCAATTTATCATAAGTAGTGTTCATTGTTATTCTCCTTGAGGATTACTTATTAGTTTTCTTGATTGCGCTAAGGTACGCAGACATTACTGAATTAACATTTGATTCAACGTCTGCCGACCAATCGTCATTAGTTTCTATAACTTCTTCAACGATTTCTTTCTTGAAGTAAGACTCTTTAACAGTCTTGACTTTAGAAGCGAAAGTATCTTCGTCTTCGAAATCGAGTGATTCAACCAATGACTTTAACTTGGCGATTTCAGTTTCTGCTAGATCACGTGAATTCTCACGAATCACTGCGTCTCGCTGAAATGCTTCTACCATCTTAGTCATTTTTAGAGCAGATTCAGTTTGTGCGTTGAGTTTCTCTTCGAGTTCTTCAACCTGTTCTGCTAACTCATCAACTAGGTCAACTTTGGATTCTGGAACAGAAATGTACGATTCTTCAAACAAGTCTTTCAACTTGCCCATAAAATCTTCTGCGATTTCGGTACGTAGACCGTTCTCGACAGCCAATCGGTTCTCTTCCATCCAGTTTTCAACTACATAGTTGAGGTAGGAATCAACTTTCTCAACTAGATCCGCACGAGTTGCTTGCAGTTCTTCGTCGAGTCGTGACTCGTATTCATTTTCTAAACGGTCAATTTCTTCTGACAATTTAGATTTGATAGCAGTTTCGAAAATGACAGCGGTTTTCGCTTTAAACTCATCGGATAATGTCGCTTCGCTTTCTACAAGAGCAGAAAGATCTTCAGAGAAGTCGTAGGTAGATTCAACTACATCTGACTCGTCTTCTTCAACGATCTCTTCAACACCCAATGCGTCAAGAAGACTTTCAAGATCTTCTTTCTTCATAGATGCCATTGCTTTGTATCCAGCGTTAATCATTGCCGCCTTGCTCTTCAATTCAGAAGACTGAGCATTTTGCTTGTCGCCCTTACGTGCTGGCGCTTTTTTGCCCGTTTCCGCTTTCTTTACAGACGCTACGCTTTGAACTTCTGCGTTTTTCATATCGTGACCTGCCGCTTCCTCGACTTGGTTGTCCTCATCGAGAAGATCAACATTGTCAAACTTATTATTGGACATATGTTTAACTCCTATTATTTTGATTTGAGCAACGAGAGGAAATTCTTGAACTCACGAACCTGCGTCTCATAGAGATGCTTTTTCGGAGCGGTTCTAATTTCAGTCTCCATTTCTTCAATTACTTGAGGCTCAATGACGCCATTGTTCCACACCCATTCTACACCTTCCATGATGCCGTTCACGAACGCACCAGGAGCAGAAGGATCTTGTACGATATCGACTGTATTTAAAATAAAGTCGTCCCTCACGTACATTACGCCATTTCGCTGTTCAAGACTACCCATACCACGAGTTGACACGCCTAGTTGAACACCACCTTCAAGAAGACCTTTCACAATCTTACCCATTGGAGTATCCAATATTTGTGCCTTTCCTATCACATCATTGTTCTCAAATCTGAGATCAGTGATGAGATGTGAAACTTTGTCAAGATTAACAGTTGGTCCTTCGGGGTGATTCAACTCACCAACTGCTCGTCTCTTTGATACTTGTTCCGTAACGTACTTGTTGACAGCATTTTCCATGATCTGTTTTGGATAAATGCGTCCGTTACGATTCTTTTGTTCTGCTTGAGCGAAAACACCTTCTATAGTGAATGACTTGTCACCGTTTTCTTTTTTCTCTACAATACACTGTAGATCGTTTTCTTGGTATTCCGCAATAAGTTTCATTTACATTTCCTTAGCAAATTCGACACCCATCTTTTCCGCTTCTTTCTGCGAACGATAGGTGTCAAGTTTGTCACCGTCGATATAGACAGTGAATCCCTTTTTATCTTTATGAACCATAACCGTATGCTTGTTAACCTTTTTAGAGAAGACGTGTTCTCCAGAGGGCATTGATTTGGCTTCTCTTATTTGAGCAAATGTTTTCATAAGATTATTTATAATAATTTAATCTTCAACTTCTTCGTCATCAAACTCATATTCTCCAAGTTCTTCTTCAGATTCTTCAACTTCGTCATTGTAAATCTGACCCGCTATACGTGCTTTCGCTTGATCTAACGTGTCCTGAAGTTTGTCTCCGATCAACTCGTTGAACTTTGCTTCGGCGTCAGTATAGTTCTTGCTTTGAACGGCATTTAAAAAATCTTCAATACCGTTCGTTTCAGCATCAACCTCACCCACTTCACCCATATCTACTTCTTCGTATTCTTCAGCCATAATTTTCTCCTTCACTTTGTTTATAACAAGGATTAACCCTGCGATTCTGTCCAGTTCAATGAACAACCGATATCAGCCGCAACACCTCCAGTGTTTCTGGCAAATATGACCAAAGTATCTGGTCCATCTGGGAACGTGTTTGGTCCACCCAAGATACTATTACCCAAAGGTCTAATATCCTGAATATCGAAATACGATGCCGAGAATCGGTTTGAACCTTCGTCCGTCAAGAACTGTGCTACAATGTCACCGTCTGTTACTGGGGTATCTGCTACGTCCTGTGTATGATCCACATACTGCGCCAAACTACCATTACCTGCGCCTACCCAGTTTGCTTCTGTTTCGAAATATGTGCTCTTTGAGTTGATCTTGGCCGTTACAATAAACTGACCGTCGGTGATCACACCCAAGTTTTTCAAGATCAACTGTGATCTATTGATCAGGTTTCGAATACCAAAGAACGCAGGAATACCATAGTCTACACTTGGTGCCAATCTGATTGTCAGAATAGGAAGTTCCGCATCTGCGCCAACACTCTTAACACCCGCAGTCGTTGCGGTAAACAGATAAGATTTATCTTCGTCGAAGTTACCGTCCATGATCACCGAGACACCCCAGTGACTTAATACTGGAGCACAGTTTTGATTAAAACTTAACCATCCTGTGTTCACTG